CCGTGACCTGTTCACCGGCACGGGTGCGCAGACCGTGTTCACGCTGACGGGCAACCCGGGCGCGCAGGCCAACCTGGACGTGGACATCGCCGGCGTGACGCAGCGCGGCGGGGTGGACTTCACGTGGAGCGGCGGCACGTCGCTGACGTTCACCGCGGCGCCAGGCAACGGCCTGCCGATCCAGGTGCGATACATGCAAGCCCTGGCGCAAGGCACCATGTCGGCCAACGCCGTGTCGGTAGCCGACGCTGGCGGGTACTTCACCGGCGGGGACGTGGAGGCGGTGACGCAGGAACTGGGCGGCTGGCAGTTCGGCGACCCTATCCGCAGGTATGGCACGACAGCCGACCTAACCGCAGCGCTGAATGCCGCGCTGGCAGCGCTGCCTGCCGCGTCCCTGCTGACGGTTCCGCGTGCGACGTGGAGTATGACCACGGGCTTCACGCACAACGGGCAGCGCTTCAACCTGCTGGGCGAGGGGCGGCAGGTCACCTATATTGATTTCCGACCGGCCAGCACTGCCACGGCGATCACGCTGAATTACACCACCGACGCGGGTGGCATGTTCGAGCCCAGCATCGTCGGCTTTGGATTCACCAGCGGCGGCGGCAACACGCAGACAAAGACGGCCATTTCACTCGTCAACGTCGCAAACGCGCATATTCGAGATATCACCATCGGACAAGGCGCGTGGGCCGGAACCGATTCCATTTTTCTAAAGACTGCGGGCAGGCAATCCCTGCACCTGCACGGCTGCGATATTGCGTGTGACCGCCCCATCGTGTGCGCTCAGAACGCGACGTTCACGACGTTGAATGATGACTTTTTCCTGTTCGAGCATCTTGAGCTGATCGGGACCAGCGCAACGCGGCCTTGCATGGAATTTCTGGACGGCGTGATGCACACAAGCACGACCGTCCGCAATACCGATTTTGCCCAGGGGCAGGGGGGCATCAAGTGGGTCAGTACGACGAGCGCGGGGAGTTCGTACAAATTCAAGATTGAGAATTGCCGATTCGAGCAATCGCTCGATGCGACCTCGTGGTGCGTCGATCTTCAGGAGAATACTGGGGGTCGATTCCTGCAGGATGTGACGATTGACGGCGCTTACTTCGACGGCGTCAATAACGGAATTCGTCTGCGCAACGCCCAGCGGGTGACGCTTCGGAATTGCACATGGTCTGCCACAAGCGCCAAGGTGGCGATTGACATGACATTTGTGACGGGGTCGCGCCTATTGCTAGAGAACTGCCTAAGCGCCGGTGCAACCTTCACGTTCACGAATGCCCGATGCGTTCGGCGCGAGGAAACATCGACAAGCAATAACCTGCCAGGGCTCATCGAGGAATGGGTTTTCTTCGACGCCAGTAGCTATGCAGTCGGTGCGCAGCAGTCCGATGCGTTCTGGGGCGGCGTCCCCGTGGCCGTGGCAAATAACGCGATCATCGACATTGCCGACAGCAACTTCACGGGTGTCGTTTCAGTATCGACAAGCGAAGACGTAACCGCCATGGCGTTTATTACCGGTGGGACTGGCACAGTTAATATGCCGGCTGCACTAAACCCGTTCGGATTTTTCAGCACAACCAGCGCCAACCCAGCGACCATAAATATTTTCTTCAGCGCCGGGAAATACAAGCTCGAAAACAAGCGAGGCGCTACGGTGACAGTATCGGTTTTCCGCATCGGCACATCGAGGTAAGCCAATGACGACACCATCGACCGCCGCGACTATGGCCAACACCTCCCACGTCGGCCTTGACGGCATCGTGTTCAGGGCGGAGCAGTAAGCCTGACACCTTGTAACGTTTCCTTAACGTTTCACCGCATCTGCGAAAATGGCAACGCACGACCACAGCAGCACGATGAACGACCACCACACATGGATGCCGATCGCGGTGTACCTCTCGACCGGATGGTCGTTTGCGCTGGACCACTACCCCGATCTGCAGCTCATCGCGGTGCTGATCGCCATCATCACGGGCGTGTGGCACATGACCATCCGCATCCGCGCGGAGCGGCGCGAGAAGGCCGTGCAGCGCCGGCTGTTGCGAAGGCTCGGGGCGGACACCGCGCCCGATGACCTCGAATGAAGTGGAACACCCGCGCGACCCGCGAGTACCTGCTCGCGCGGCTGGCTGAGCCCAGCACCTGGCGCGGCTTGATCCTCGCCGTTGCGGGGCTTGGCGTGACCGTCGCCCCGGATCGCATGGACGCCATCGTGTCGGTGGCGATGCTCGCCGCGGGGATCATCGGCGCCGGGACGAGCGACAAGAAGTAAGGCAACACCCCCGGCGACGGTCGGGCACCGCATCATGACAACGACCGTACCCGCATCGATGCTCGCAGCCGATGCAGCAACACAGGCCGAACTCGACGCGGTGAACACCGCGCTGGGCGCCCGCGTCACCACGCTTGAGGGCTTGGCAACCACGAGCGGCGTTCTGGTCGCCACGACCAGCGGCACGTCGATCGACTTCACGGGCATCCCTGCCACGGCCAAGCGTGTCACCCTGGTGCTGAACGGCGTGAGCCTGAGCGCTACTGCCAATCTCCAGGTGCAGGTCGGCAACGGCGCTGTGGTAACCACCGGCTACGTGGGCGGGGTGTCGCAGTCCGGCGCGACACCGAACAACGGCACGCTCACCACCGGCCTGGGCGTGACCGTCACGAACACCGCGGCGTCCACGCACTCGGGCACTGTGACCTTCACGAATCTCTCAGGCAACACCTGGGTGGGTGTGGCACTGACGCAGCGATCGGACGGCTACGGTCAGCAGGGCGGCGCCACGGTGACCCTGAGCGGCGCGCTAGACCGCATCCGCCTGACCAGCACCGGCGCCGACACCTTCGACGCGGGTAGCGTCAACGTGATGTGGCAGTGATCCGGGACCGCCCGGCAAGGTATCACCGAGCACATACCGCCGTCCTGCAGCGGGTATAGCGTCCCATACTCCCCGTCGCATTCGTCGGCGTGTCCGCACTTGCAGGTCATGCTTTCCTCTTTCCCCGCTTGCGCGGTGTGATGTCCATCAGCGGCATCGCGCGCACAGGCCACGACCCTTCGGGGTGGGCGTCGTTGGCGGCGATGTCGGTCTCGGCCAGCTCGGCGCGGGCCTTGTCCAGTTCGGCCTTGAGTCGATTCTTCTCGGCGGCCTGCATCTCCATGTAGAGCCGGCCGTCGCGGATGACGGCGCCCCGCCAGCGGCTGGCTTGGTCCATGCCCGGAAGCCGGCCGCGGTACGCCTCCAGCGCGACGATCGCCGCCTTCGGCACCCGGCTCTTGCCCGACTCCCAACGCCTCACCGTGGTCATGGTCACCTCCAACCAGGTGGCGATGAACCCGGCGCCGTGGGTGAAGATGAAGTCGATGATGTACTGCTGCGCCTCAGCGGCGCGTCGCTGTCTGGCTGTTAGCATTTGCTAAGTCTACCCAAGCATTTGCTGCAAGGCAACGACGCATAATGTGTAGTCTGTTTTCGGTGTTGTCGGTGAGAGACAGTCACTTAGGCCTCGCATTTTGCTAATTGAATTGCTAAACGAAACGGCCCTGCTGCGGGCCGTTTCTGCTAAACACTGTTTGTATAGACAGCGCAGTTTTTGGCGGGTCGCGTCTACGGTCCTTGTCACCGCGTTTCACCCACCCGGCATATGCCCCAATCAACCGGCGCGGCGTCGGCGTAGTGATCGCAACGCTGGGGCGCCTCGTGCCGCACGCCGGTACAAGGCGGCTCGTGCGTGAGATACGCTCCAGTGGCGATGATTAAAATTAGATATAGCATTTGCTTTCTATCCTACAGCTTTTGCTAACGGAATCAGTAACTTAGGTGTCGCATAATGTGTATTCCGACAGCGACGTTCCCGAGCAGCGACAAGCGGTCAGCCTTCACGTTTTGTTGAGCATCTGCTAAAGGCTTTAGCAGATGCTGCGGTGCGTCAGCCCCTAGATTGCTCCCATTCCAAGGGCCTGTAAACCATCTCTTGCCCCGTGCGCTGGGCGTATCGTGCCGCCGCTTCGCGCACGGGGAACGGCTGGCCGTACTGCCACGCCCGGAAGCATTGCTCTTCCAGCACGGCGACGGCTTGTTCAAGGTGCTTGATGCGGTCGGCGTCTGTCACTCGGCTTGCTCCGCTTCGATCAGCAGGTCAAGGAAGTGGCGGGCCTTCTTCAGGTCCTCGATGCCGTTCTTCGCGCGCCACCGGGTGACGTACTTGATGACCGACCCCTCGGCAAACGGGATGCCGTTGGCGTGGATGTACTCGAAGGGTTGGATCTTCATCGCCTTGTAGTGGTTGCCGCCCTCCTGGCGCTGGCTGGCCAGGGCCTTGTCGATGGGCTGCGGCCACTCCACGGCACGCCCCGTTCGGTCGGCCGTCAACACAGGCCATGCGGTGGCGCACTCGGGGCACAGCCAGTCGTCCAGGCCGGGGCGCAGGTGGCTCGACGTGACGATCTGCCCGCACTTGGGGCACTGGCTGACGAGGGGGGCGGGCATGCTCACAGCGTCTTCTCCTTGAGTTCGATGATGGCCAGGAACGCAGCGGCGAGGGCGCGCTTGCGGTCGTCGGGGTCGTTGCGCTTGTGCAGAAAGATGGCGATCTCGCCCGTCTTCTTGGTGTCCCTGACAGACACTTGCTCCGAGTGATTGGTGTCTACCTGGATGGTGAAAGTGATGTTCAAGATTCGCTCCTTCGTTTCATCACGCTGTCGTGGTCAGTGCTCACCGTGGTGCCCCTTCGCTTCAACAGCAGAGAAGAAATCCGCGGCGCTACGGTTCAGCCCGGTGCGGTCAGGCCCCTCCAAAGGCAACGCAGGCCGTGCTACCAGCGCGCGGTGTAGAACCGCGGATGCGATCAGCGGGGGGTTGTTCTTCAGGGTGGAAATCACCACGTCGATCAAGTGCTCGGCGGGCGTCTTGCTCAAGATTCGCTCCTTCGTTTCATCGCGGCTAGCAGGATGTCCTGCACCTCGCGCTTGCTGTTGACACGTTCGATGACCATCTCGTCCACGGTGTCGCGGGCGATGATGTTGTGGATGAAGACCGGGCGCTTGTAGCCTGCTTGCAGTTGGCGAGTGGGGCCTATCCGTTCGAGGATCTGCATCCGCTCTTCGAGGTTCCACCAGTGGCCGAAGTAGACGAGGATGTTTCCCCCGTCCTGGAGGTTGAGGCCGTGGCCTGCCGAGGCTGGGTGAGCGAACAGGACAGGTATGCGCCCGGCGTTCCACTCACGGATCGTCGCAGGATCAGCATCCAGCGGCCGACCTTGAGGGAAAGCCCTTTGTAGACGGGCGAGGTCACTCTTGAAGTGGTAGGCCACCAGGACGGGCGCCCCGTTCGCTTCTTCCACCACGTCCTCAAGGGCTGCAAGTTTCTCATCGTGGACCTGCTTCCAGTTGCCGGCGTCGTCCACGTATGCGGCGCCGTTTGCGAGCTGCAGGCACTTGATCGTGCGACTGGCGGCGTTGAACGCCTCCACGTCGCTGCCGTCCAAGTTCATGAACATCTGCCGTTCCATGTCCCGGTACAGCGAGCGGGCGCGGGGCGGCAGGTCGACGTAAATGTCATTGACGATCGGCGCCTCCAGCGCGAACCAGTCAGCCGCGTCGATCGTCAGGCAGATGTCTTTGAGCTTGTCCTGGATCTGCTCCTGTGCGAACGGCAGCGGCCGGATGCCGCACCCGTTGTGGTCGGCCTGGAACCAGCGCTGCTTGAAGCTGTCGAAGGTGCGACCCAGGCGCACCCCGCCGTCCATGAACCAGCACTGACCCCACAGGTCTTGCAGCCCATTGGGGGCGGGCGTGCCTGTCAGGCCGATGAAGCGCTTCACCTTGCTGTGCGCCACCTTGGCCAGCGCGCCGGCCCGCTTGCCACCCTGCCGCAGGCGGAAGCTCTTGAGCTTGGTCAGTTCGTCGGCCACCACCGTGCGGAAGGGCCAGCGCTCACCGTAGTAGTCCACGAGCCATTCGAGCTGCTCATAGTTCGTGGTGTAGACGCTGGCGTCATACCGCAGGGCGGCGCGGCGCTCGGCCTCGCTGCCCACCACGGGCATGACCGAGATGTTCCTGAGGTGGTCCCACTTGCGGGCTTCCTCGGGCCAGGTGGTGCGTGCCACACGCAGGGGGGCCAGTACCAGCACGGGATGATCCTCGCCGGCCATGAACAGCCCATCGAGTGCGGTGTAGGTGCTGATGGTCTTGCCCAACCCCATGCCGGCGAAAATGCCGCAGCGGTCCACCTGTTGGATGTGATCCATGATGATGGTCTGATAGGCGCGGGGGTCGTAGTGGCGTGCGGTCACGTTTCCGCCTTCTTCATCGCGTAGTACAGCGTGCGTATGGGCACACCGTGGCGCGTCCCTGCGGCGAACACTGTGGCACCCTTGGATATGGCGGCCAGTGCGCGGCGCTTGGCTTCGGCACGGTCGGCCTTGCGCTCGGAGGCGAGCGATCGACCGGAGGGTGCAGGCCTCGCGTCGGGGTTGGCGAACAGCGACGGCTGCATCGACCACACCGCAGCCCATCGCCCGCCCTGACCGTCCGGCTTGTAATGGTCGCTGATGTACACGACGCCGGCTGCGTGTAGGTCGGGCAGGATTCTGCGCACTGTCTTCAAATCACAAGCGGCGTACTCGGCCAGGGCACGGGCGGTGCGCGGCGCCTTCATCAGGGCGGCAACGACTTCGATGACGAGGCGGTCGCTCATGGGGCGCCGCCTTCCTTGTTGGCGGCATCGATGGATGCGAGCAGACCTAGGGCGGGGGCAGCAGGGATTCTGCGAACCATGTCGGCCAGCATTTCCAGCCCATCGGCGCACTCTCGCAGCGTTTCTCGGCGCGACTTGTCGGGCTCGGTCTCCGTCATAGCGATCCATGCCAAGGCGAGTTCATCGAGCAGTGCGGCGGTACGGTTCCCCTCGACCCACGCCACCGGAGCGGGGGCTGCCGACAGCTCGCGCACGATGTCGGCTGGGGATACCCACGTCTCGCGTGCGTTCCACAACTTCGTTGCAAGCCACGCCAGCGGCTCACCGGCCGGCTCGTCTGTCGTACTCACGCTTGCAACTCCGTCCAGTCGTCCAGCCAGCGCACGAAGTGCGGGCGCTGGCTGATGGTCGTCTCCTCGGCCAGGTTGGTCACCATCGTCACCCACGGGCCAGATGACGCGCGCATGAGGGCGTGGCGCACGCGGAAGACCTGGGGCGCCAGGCGGTACTTCTGGTCGCTGTAGAAGTGGGGCATCTTGTCCACCGCGGCAGGCGGCTCGATGTTGCGCCACAACTGACCGTCGAGGTACTGCACGGTCTGTCCGTCCAGCCAGGCACGGATCAGGGCGTCATGGGGGTGGGGCATGCGGGTCTCCAGTTGAAGATCGAGTTCGGGGTGGAGGCGGCGATGGTGGCGATCTCTACCTTGCGCTGGCGCTTTCGTTCGCGCCGGCGGGCCGAGCGCTCGGCATTGGTCAGCGGCGGGGGTTTGGGGGCGTCGGGCTTGGCGCCGATGGCGTACACCGGGCGGGGGTACGTGTGCAGCTCACCGCCCTGGTCGTCGCGCACCCAGCGGATGATGTATATCTGCTTGGGCTTGGCCGTGCCGTACTTGTTGACGCTTCTCACCAAGTAGTACAGGGCCGAGCAGATGTGTTCGGTGCGCTTCGGCAGTCGCTGTTCGAGCTGGTGGCAGGTCATCGGCCCGTGCACACTGAGTTGGTTGAGCACCGACCGTGACAGCGACCCGCGACGCAGGCGGGTGTAGGCGCTGGGCATCACGAGATCAACAGCCCGACGACGCCGGAGACGAACACCGCGCCGATGACGGCGGCGACCAGGCCCCAGGCCACGGCCTCGGTGATGTCCATCGCGCTGACGGTGCCCGTCTTGTGCCAGATTTCGGTCTCCAGCTCGGCGCAGTCGCACACCAGCCCGGCGACGTGCTTGACCAACAGGTCGTGCGCTTCGCTGCCCACGGGGGCGCAGGTCAGTTCGGCCTTGGCCCACACCAGCTCGTCCTCGACGAACATCAGCTTCATGCGGGCGTAGGCGGAGTTGATGGCTTGGAACGCGGTCATGTTGTTCTCCTTAGCGGGTGACGGGGCACGGCGCGGGCCTACCCTCGACGGCGCACTGGTTGTTGTCGATGGTCTGTTCGTCACCCCCACCACCGCAGCCGGTGGCGAAGGCGGACAGCAGGCTGATCCAGACGATGATGAGATAACGGCGCATGACATCACCCCAGAAGCTGGTCGACTTGTTCGATCGTGCCGATGACCTCGACACGCTGACCCATGGCGCGCATGCGCTTGTGTTCGCGGGCCTGGGCCTTCTCGCGGGCGTCGGCCGGGAATGTCTTGATGGTCTCGGGGTTCTTGATTTCGACCCAGATGGCGCTGCGCGGGTCCAGCGCGACGCCGCACGGCGCCCAGCGCGAGGGCAGCATCACCAGCCTGTCGGGCGCGCCGCGGCGGCCGATCCATTGGACCTTACGGCACTCACCACCAAGCTCCTTCACGCGCTTGACGAGGTAGGCTTCGATTTGGGATTCCTTCACCACGTTCTCCTTGCTGTCTGCGTTGTCGATGTGGAGACTTTAGCAGGTGCTAAGTGAGGTATGCCATTGGGGTTTTCTAT